CTATATTCTTAGGATCGGCTAATGTCCCATATGTCGGCGAGTTCATATCGTCTGGTGGTAATGTTGGTTTACTCCATTCCTTAATTCCAATTACAACAATTACAATTACTCCTATTAAAATCCATCCCATATTAATCTCTCCTTTTATAAATTATTGATAAATTAATTATACTCTTTAATGTCAAATAATGTAAAGTATTTTAAACATTATCATTATATTGTGAATCACAAAATACAGGCAATGTATAAAATGAATTTGCAATGGATTACACAATAAACACATAAATAAAAAAGTATATACATGTGAATTAAGAAAAAGGACGGTGATCGCACGAATATTACTATAGATACAAGATTATTTAATCCAGCATATTTACCGCATTTAACAGATTATTCTGACAGATATGAAGTTTACTATGGCGGCAGGGGTTCGGGAAAGACGAAATTTGTTTTTCAGAAGTTACTTTATAAATCTTTAACAGACAAAAGACGTATCCTTTGTATGATGAAAACAACTAATGCAATTAAACAAGGAATATGGAGAGAATTAATGGATTTGTTGGATGAATGGCAAATTAAAAAATTAGAAACGAAAACTTCAAAGCTAACAATTAACCGTTCTGACATGACAGTGATATTACCTAATGGCAGCGAGTTTATATTTAAAGGTTTGGACAATGAGGAAAAAGCTAAAGGTATTTCTGGAATATCAGATTTGTATCTTGATGAAGCTAACTTATTTTCACAGGATGATTTTATTGCTTTAAATGGTTCTGTGCGTTCAAAGAAATATAAAAATTTACAGGTGATAATATCTTTTAATCCAATGAGTAAACATAACTGGATTTATACTTATTTTGGTTTTGATACTGGAATAGTGCCAGCGAATACAATGATATTAAAAACAACATATAAAGATAATAAGTTTTTGCCAGATACATATCATGATGAGGTATTACTTCCCATAAAGGAAAGAAATCCACGTTTATATAATATTCTTGCTGAAGGTTTATTCCAGACAACTGATAAACTTATATTCAGTAATTGGAGTGTTGAAGAATTTAATCCGGATGAATTAATTAAAAATAATACAGAATTAACTACCTGTATCGGCCTTGACTGGGGATATAACGATCCTACGACAGTAATATTATCCTTAGCAGATGAAAAGACAAAAACGTTATATATCTGTGATGAAATATACCGCAAGGGTTTAACAAACAGTGATATAGCAAGATTAATTAAAGAAAAAGGTTGGCATAAAAATATAATTGTTGCAGATTGTGCCAATCCTAAAGATATAGTTGATTTAAAACGTATGGGAATAGAAAAAATAAGAAAATGCCGAAAAGGTAAAGATAGTATTTTGCATGGTATACGCAAGATGCAGGAATATAAAATTATTGTAAATAAGAAATGTGAACATACAATTGTCGAGTTTGATAACTATACATGGGAAAAAGATAAACAGAGCGGGGAATATATTGATAAACCTATAGATGATTTTAACCATGCCATAGATGCTATTAGATATAGTATTCAATCTATTAAAGCAAAAGCAAAAATATTAACTGTAAAATTATAGAAAGGAGGCAACAAGTGTATTACATAGACAAAACAGAAAATCTTACTTTAGATAAAATAGAAAAGTATATTGAAGATTACAAGTACAGATATTTACCCAGATTACTTAAAAATAAAAGATACTATGATTGTAAAAATGATGCCATTATGAACAGAACATTTACTGATATTACAAAGCCTAATAACCAAATTGCTACACCTTGGGCGAAATATATATCAACTCTAATTTCAGGCTATTTTATGGGTAAACCAATTACTTATGATACGCAGCAGGAAGAATTAAAAAATATTATTGCTGGATTTACAATAAAGGAAATAGCACATAATCAGTCTATAGAAAAGGATTGTTCTATATATGGCTTGGGTGCAGAATTGTTATTTATAAATGAAAATAAAGAATTGCAGTTTGAAAAGTTGGAACCTACAACGGTTATTCCTATTTACAGTACAGACATTACAAAGGAATTGCTTTATTGTATTAGATTCTGGGATACAAAGGATATACTTTCAAATGAAACAACAACTTTTATAGAGGTATATTCTGCTGATGAAATTAGATATTACAAGAAATCTATAAATGGTACTGTACTAACAGGTACAGAGGATAATTATTTTAAGCGGGTGCCAATAAATATTTTTTATAACAATGAAGATATAACAGGAGATGCAGAGCCGGTATTAAAACTTATAGACGGCTATGACTTGGCTTTATCTGATACAGCTAATTTCAGAGAAGAACTTAACGATAGTTATTTAGTATTTAAGAACGCTAATCTTGATACAGAAGATATTATTACCATGAAGCAGAATAGAATTATTTCTATTGAGGACTCACAGGAAGGTATGCAATCATCTGTTAGTTGGTTGAATAAAGACAGCAACGATGTTGAAAACGAGAATTATAAAAACCGTTTGGCAGATGATATTAAGCGTTTCAGTTTTGTAGCAGATATTGAAACAGCTAAAAGCCATACAACGGCTACAAGTGCAAAAATCGGCTTAATGGGTATAGAACAAATATGTGCCAGTAAAGAGGTATATTTCAGACAGGCATTATTAAGACGATTAAATCTTATATGCAGATACTACAATCTTTTAGGCGGTAATATGAATACAAATGATGTTAAGATTTCATTTGTAAGAAATATCCCGGTGGATTTGTCAGTTATAGGTGATACTGTTGCAAAATTAGCACCATTTGTAAGCAAACGTACATTATTAGCACAGATTCCATTTGTTAACTCAATTGATGGTGAATTAAAACAGATTGAGAAGGAAAATAGCCTTGATGCTTATGCCCCGGAAGGTGAACCTGATGGAGAATAATACCTATTGGCAAGACAGAATGGAGAATGTTCAAAAGCTAAGCAATAAGCAAGTAACACAAAGGTTAAAAAAGTTGTATCAACAAGCCAATAAGCGTATCAATAAGGAAATAAATAATATTTGGATGCAGATGTTAGAGGACGGAGAAATTTCAACAGCGAATCTTTATAAGGGTATGAGGTTTTCTAATTTACAAAATTTACTCCAAAAAGAGTTATATTCTTTAGGTTTGGAAAATGAAAAGTATTTATCATCTGTCTTATTAAAGGTGGCTGAACGTGCTTATACTGACATGAATACATATATCAATAAGCCTGCTGATTTGACGATATTAGACACGGAGACAGCGAAACAGATAGTAGCTCAACAATATAAGGGTGCTGTTTTCAGTGAACGCATATGGAATAATACTGCTAAATTAAAATGTGTTATTGAGAATAAAATAGTTGAAACTTCCATTTTGGGTAAGGATGTAAGAAAAGCCAGCAGGGAATTAAATAAACTTATGGGTGAAGGATATAGCCAAAGTAAAAGGATTGTAATAACGGAAACCAGCAGAGTTTATAATGAATCGTGCCGACAGAAAGCACAGGATAACGGATATAAAACGTATCATTTGTTATTAGAACCAGATGCTTGTGAGGAATGTCAAGCATTGGGAAATGAACACTTTAATATAAATGAAAGTGTAATTCCAGTGCACCCTTTTGTCGTTGCGGTATAATTATTGATTTAGATTAATAGTTGTACCGCTAATTTAATAAATAATTTCAGACACCTAATGATGGTGTCTTTTTTATTGCAGAAGAATAATTATAGCAGGCTTTTATGCCTTGTTTTGGGGTTAAGGCTTTAAAGATAAAAACGTCATGTAACTATTACAGGGTATTGCAATTTCGCAATGCGTTGAACTTAACAGGAGGATTTTAAATGGAAGAAAATTTAAACACTGGTGTTGAAGATAAGGAAACAGATAATAAAGAAACACAGCAACAGGAAACTAAAACATTTACGCAAGCTGATTTTGATAGAGAAATTTCTAAAATGTATGATAAGTTTGAAAAGAAATTCTCTAAACGTGCCGAGGAAGCTCAGAAACTTGCATCAATGAACGCTGAAGAAAAAGCAAAATATGAGTTTGAACAGCGTGTCAAAGAATTGGAAAAAAAAGAGAAAGAGTGGACACTCAAAGAGAATAAATATGAAGCTGGTAAAATTTTATCTGAAAAAGGCTTACCTGTTGCTTTTGCAGATTTTATTGTAGCTCAGGATGCTGAAACAATGATGGCAAATATTAAGTTATTTGATACTGAATTTAAAAAAGCAGTAAGCAAAGAAGTACAGACAAGAATAGGTGGAAATACACCAAAAGGCGGGACAGCAGATACTCCGGCTATGACAAAAGAAAAGTTTAAAACTTTATCATTAACAGAGCAGCAGGAATTGTATAAATCGGATAAAGATTTATATATGGAATTAGCACAATAACTATTGAAACAATTAAAAGGAGAATGATAAATTATGGCAACTATCGGAACAGGATACGACAATTTTGTATTAGAAAATAAAATGACAGATTTGGTTAATACCAAACTTGACGCACGTAGTTTAATGACGATTGATTATTCATTGGCTGAAAGTGCAGGATTAAAGAAAACAGTAAATAAATATACCTATACTGGTGCAGTTGAAAAACTGGAAAAGGGTGCTAAAAATACTACAATAGGTACTGTTGCTTTTGTACCTACAACTTATGAGATTGAAAGATTCCAGCAGACATTCAAGTATAATGATATGGATATTATGCAAGATCCTTATTTACTTGATGTTGCAACAACAGGAGCAAGTACAGTAATGGCAAATGAAATTAAAGCAGAATATTTTACAGAACTTGCTAAAATTTCAAACAGTACAACATATACCACATTTAATTATGCAGCTATTGTTGATGCCCTTGCAGAAATTAATAAAGAAGTTGAAGATGATATGTTTATTATCATGGGTAACGATTTAAAAGCAAAAATAAGAAAAGACAGCGATTTTATAGCAAGTAAACAAGGTGAAATACTTTACACCGGTCAGTTTGGCACTATTTGCGGTTTGCCAGTATTATTTAGTAAACTTGTACCGGCAGATACTTGTTATATTACAAAGAAAGATGCAGTTAAATTCTTTGTTAAAAAAGAAGGTTCAGTTGAGCAGGACAGAGATGTAGAAACCAAAGATAATACTGTTGTTTATGAAAGACATGGTTTAGTTGCGCTTGTAGATGATACATATTCGATTAAACTTACTAAAGCAGCATGATTAAATTAAGTTGAGGGGTACGCCGAATTCGGTGTATGCCCTTTATTTAAGAAGGTGAGGATATGGAAGAATACATTGAAATTTGTAAAACTATATTTGAAACTTATACCGGTGTTTCTTATGATGATACTAATAAGGCTCATGTTATTTGTGTGTCTGAAATGGCTAAATGTCATAAAAACAGAGAAAACAACGAGGGTTTAACTTCATTTAGCGGAAGTGGAATTTCTGAAAGCTATGAGTCTTTATATCCTAAATATATTATTGTTATGTTGGAAAAGTTTAGAAAAAAGGTGAGATTGCTATGAAAACACAGCCTTTTAAACTTTACCGAATTACAACGACAAATGAAAGGTATGGAGAAGCAACAGAGGAAACGTTTATTGATACAATTAACGTTGCTATTTCTGAACAGCATATGAAATCCCACACTAATGAGATTCAATATTTGGTAAAAGTGGTTACTGGTTTAACCGCCTATAAAGGTTTTACGGTTGGAGGTAAATATTTTCTTTTAAATGATAACTGTAATTATGAAATTCAATCTTTTATTGTCGGCCGATGGACACAGCTACAATTAAAACAGGTGACAATATGAGTGATATTACAATTAATTTAAATAACTTTATTGAAAATATTCTGCCGGAAAAAATATCGCAAGGCTTAGAAATATCCGGGCAGTATGTAGAAAATACTGCAAAAGAAAATATTACTGAAATGGGCGCAGTTGAGACAGGTACTTTAAAAAATTCAATTACTCATAATGTGGAAGATAAAGCTGTTGAAATTGGCACGAATGTAGAGTATGCGTCTTATGTACACGATGGTACGAGTAAAATGGAAGGCAGGCCGTTTTTACAAAATGCAGTTGATGAACACATGACAGAGATAACAGAATACTTTAAGAGGGGAGCAGAATTTTGATATTAGATAATATTTTGCAAAAGTTAGAAGAGGACGAACAGTTGAAACTTTTATTAAATTCTACCTCAAATGACACTGGTATTTACCTTAATAAAACGGATAAATCAGACAGTATTACATATCGGTTTGTTAATCTATCCAATGACGGAGTTAAAGAGCAAAGCAGGCTTGAAATTAGCTGTTTGAGCAAAAATTATTTGAAAGCAAATGCAATTCTTGAAAGGGTAAAATCTGTTTTACTTACTGTTGGGGATGAGCAATTTAATAATGATGTTTTGGAAATTGCCTTAAATGGCGGAGGATATTTATTCGATAATGATACCCAAAATCATATTGTTAAGGCTTTTTTTATTTTGAAGAATAAATACAGGAGGTAAGAATTAATGGAAAAAATAGTTTTAGGCAGCGGAAAAGTTTATATTACTGAATATGCGGATTCAGTACCAGAGGATTCAATAATTGAAGTTGATGACAATTTATTAGGATATATTCAGGGCGGTGCAACAATCAGTTATAAGCCTACATTTTATGAAGCAAAGGATGATTTAGGCTTAATTAGTAAGAAAATTGTTACAGACGAAGAAGCTGTTTTGAAATCCGGCGTTATGACATGGAATGGTGAAACGCTTAAAAAGTTATGTTCTACAGCCAGAGTGACAGAAGATACAGCTACACACACCAGAACTGTAAAAATTGGCGGTACTGGCAATTATGACGGTAAAAAGTACATTATTCATTTTGTGCATGAAGATGAAACCGACGGTGATATTAGAGTTACTATTGTGGGAAGTAATGAAGCTGGGTTTGAATTAGCCTTTGCAAAGGATAAAGAAACGGTTATCAATGCAGAGTTTAAAGCACAACCGCTTGACAGCGAAGGAACACTTATTCTTTATAAAGAAGAAGATAGTACGATAACAGCATGATTTTAAGGGTGTCTTAAATGAAGATACCCTTTTTATTTTTATAGGAGGATTTTTAAATGTTAGATTTAGGCAAAGTTAAACAAGAACAATATAAGATTAAATTAGCTGATGGTACTATTTTAAAGCTGAAAAAGCCAACACAGGCAATGCTTATTACATTGTATGAAATGAAAGATATTGCTGATTCGGAAGATATTGAAATATTGGATAAATTATATGAGTTTTTATTAAGAATTTTTAATCGTAATTTAAATGATATTACTTATACAAAAAATGATATTGAAGAAATATTGGATATTAAAACGGCAATGGTATTTTTACAAGATTATTTTGATTTTCATTATAAACAGTTGGGGGAATAATTATCCCCTGTATGCCTGCTGGTACAGGGGAGGAAGAAAGACCATACTTATATACGGATACAGAGGATTTGAAAATGGTGGCTGATTACAGCAGATTAAATTTTAACGAGTGCTTAGAATTGGATTGTTATACATATAAGGCAATTTTAAAGGATGCTTTTATTTATAAAATGCGTAAAACAAAAGAAGGCGCAGAATATTTAGAAGATTGCTGGTTATTACAGCAGACACAGCCGGACAGAAAGAAGTTAAGAGAAAAATTTGGAAGCTGATATTAATAGTGTTACTACCAGCTTTCTATAGGGGGGGGTGAATAATGAGTGTTAGATTTAGGCGAATTGGGTATTAGGCTTGTTGTAAATGATAACGGTGCCAGCAATCAATTATCAAGTTTTGGCAGTAGTGCGGATAATGCAAATACAAAAATATTTAATCTTAAAGATGGGTTGAAAAAATTAGCAACGGCTTTTGGTATTGGATTTACAATTAAAAAAGTTGCAGACGGATTAATAAATTGTACTAAAAGTGCCGCAGGTTTTGAAACAAGCTTTGGAAAAGTATCAACTTTATTAGATAGTAGCACAACGGATTTTGACGCTTATAAAGATAGTATAATTGATGCCAGCGATAAAACAGGCGTTGCTGTTGACGAATTATCAGAGAGTATATATGGTTCTATTTCCGCAGGTGTAGACAGTGCAGATGCCGTTAAGTTTACAACTGATGCTGTTAAACTTGCTAAAGGTGGTTTTACAGACACAGCAAAAGCTGTTGACGTTATGACAACTGCTATTAACGGTTATAAATTAAATACCGAAGATGCAAGTAAAGTATCTGATATGCTTATTACTACTCAAAATTTAGGTAAAACAACAGTAGATGAATTAGCTTCTTCAATGGGTGCAGTTATTCCTATTGCTGCCAATGCTAATTTTGGTATAGATGAGTTATCAGCCAGCTATGCAACTCTTACTAAAAACGGTATTGCAACAAGTGAAGCCGGGACATATATGAAATCCATGCTTGCAGAGCTAACTAAATCTGGAAGTAGTGCTGATAAAGCACTGCACGAATTAACCGGCAAAGGTTTTGCTGAATTAAAAAGCGAAGGTAAGAGTACAACAGATATTTTACAAATGCTTTCTGACAAAGCCAAAGATAACGGGCAATCATTAAAGGATATGTTTAGCAGTACGGAAGCTGGAAGTGCAGCATTAGTTTTGATGTCACAAGACGGTTCTGAATACAACGATATGTTAAACGCTATGGGTGAAAGTGCTGGTGCAACAGAAGATGCCTTTAATAAAATGGCAGATACACCTGAAGAAAAAATGAAAGCACTCAAAAACAATTTTAGTAACATAGGTATTGAAATAGGCGAGGTATTATTGCCTATTGTAATGAATGTTGCTAATTGGGTATCTGATCATATGCCGGAGATACAAGCCGTAGTTGAAACTGTAACTACAGTTATTGGAACATTAATCAAAGGTTTATCGGCTATAATTTCCGCACTGGTTAAATCAGCACAAACAGACGGCACATATTTTAATGCAGTTTGGACAGAAATTCAGGCTGTGTTTGAAACTGTATTTAAAGCATTGCAAGATATTTTTGCAGTATTTACGGCAGCTTTTAACGGTGACTGGAAAACTTGCTGGGAAAATGTTAAGAAATTATTTTCCGACATATGGGAAGAAATTAAAAAGCTATTAAAAGCAAACTTAAATGTTAGTATTACTATAATTAAAGGATTTGCATCGGTTTTATTAAATGCAGCTAAGTTTTTATTTAATAAAATTTTAGAAGGATTTAAAAGCGTTTGGGGCAATATTAAGACTTGGATAAATACAAGTATGCAAAATTTAATTACAGGTATTAAAAATTTCGGCAGCAAAATGTACAGTGCAGGCAAGGAAATCATAACTAAACTTTGGGACGGATTAAAAGACGTTTGGGGAGATATTAAGAGCTGGGTATCTAATAAAGTATCTTGGATTGCTGACAAAGTAAA